TGTTTAGTCTTGCTACATCTAATGGATCATCAGAATCCATAATGATGTAGTGAACTTTAAGATCTAATTGTTTTCTGGCTTCCAATGTATGTTGGCCATCAACAACTTCCATGTTTTTATTCACACGGATGGGATCATAAAGATCTTTTTCTGCAATCAACTTTTTAAGTTGCTGCACGTGTGCTTCGTCTACAGGTCTATTACCTCTAGTCTTTTTGAATTTACTGTAATCAGTAGTTTCAAAAAATTTATTATTTATAGCTTTGTTCATATCTTCTCCTCTTGGTTAGAACATTGTATAAATTAATCCACCCATCATAAGTAAAAATACTTTGGGTGAGATTAACATTATTATTAATAATAGAAAAAAATAAAGAACGTTTTTGTTATACATCTACAACACTCGCTCTCTTATCTTCTTCGTCTTGGATTGCAGCAATCTCTGAATAAACTAAATCAGATGCTACATACTCATTGATTGGATATACAGGATGACTCCATTCAAATTCTAATCGTACAGTTGCTAACCTTGTACGTTGATCTTTAAAATGTTGGTCCTCAACATCCATACCTTTACCGTTAGGTGTAAGGTGCTGCGTCTTTGATAAAATAGAATCCATCTTCTTGATAAATTCTAAAAACTCTGGAGACTTCGAATAAATATTAATTTTTTGCACGGATCCCCCAAAGTTCAAATTTATTTATGACATGACTTAAAGCTTCATGGAATTTTACTTTACCTTCCGTTGCATCATCCAACGGAATTTTTTTGTAGTAATCTCCATTTACTGTAAGTAACAGCACTCGTGTTTTTTCGCTGAATGAAACTGTAAAACTATTTTCAGCTTCAATTGATTTAGGTTTTATTTCCCATTCAGGTCTTAAAACCAAAGCATCCTGCAGCTTTTCGTCAGCGCCTACAGAAGCTTTTACTTCATCGTCTTTCATGATAACCTCTTTGTTAATATTCATAAAAAGATATATAGTTATTTTAATGGGATATGCAAGTAAATAATAAAATAGGATAATATAGGATAATGAAGTTTATTTTGATATTACATCTCTGCAGTATGCTTACAGGTAAATGTGTAGATCCATTTATACCTGGCTATCAATTTACATCACATTATGATTGTGCAATTGCTGGATATAAATTAGCGCAGGATGCACTAAAAACTTTAAAAGATGATGAATATTACGGTTTAGATCGAATAAACAAAGAAGAATTAGCTATAAGATTTGAGTGTAAACCCCTTGACAGCGCTTAGTCTTGCAATAACCCCTATTTTTGATATATAATACCACATGAAGCTATATCGCGTCCAAGCAAACTATAAAAATATGTATGTTGATGAGATGCTTGAGGCTGAGAACGATAAGGCCGCTCTTGAGATATTAGTTAAGAAGGTTGACTCAGGAGATGTAACAGAAAAAGAAGGGCCAGGATTTCATAACCCTGACATTCTTTTTTTAACCTTTGAGGAGATAAACCGAGATGCTGCAAAAGTTGATATCGGAGAAACTTCAGTTGGAGTCCAAATGGGCAACACAAGCGTTAGCACAGGGTAGAGTGACTACCGACATGAAGTGGATAGACATAAAGATCAAAGATTTAAGAAAAAAAATTAATGATCAAAGTGTGGAAGACGCTAAAAAGGGTCTTTTAGACATAGCTAGTTAAGTTTTAATCTAGCTTAAAAAAAAATTAAACTTTTACATTAAGACTTCTGCGCTCTAAATTATTCTTTGGCCTCACCCCAAGACTTACCAAGTGCAATATCTACTTTTGATGGTACTTTTAATGTATCGATTGCATTCTCCATCAAATTTTTTACAGCAGTAATGTCAGATTCCTCATTAATAGAAAAACAAAGTTCATCATGAATTTGTAATAATGGTTTAAATCCTGCTTTGTAACAATTTATCATTGCCTGCTTTGTTTGATCCGCAGCAGATCCTTGGATTAATCTATTTAAAGCTTTATATGTGAAAGCCCTCCTGATGTTGTTTCCATAAACCGCCTTAGCCTCCTCGTATTGCATGGCCTTGTTCATTCCGAAGGTAGCTGGCTCCCACATGTCAAATCGGCATTTACGACCCCCTACTGTTCGAATAAAACCAAATTTTGAAGCACTGTTAGTTACTTCAGTGGCTAATCTTTTAACAAATGGAACTCTTTCACCATATTGTCTTAACAAAGCTTCAGCTCTATCTTTATTAATACCTAATTCTTTACCTAATTTGGCCTTACCCATACCATAAAATAAACCAAGATTGATTGTCTTAGCTTGAGTTCTAGTAATACCTGCCATTTCAGCTACGATTTGGTGAAAGTCTGCAGCTTCGTTTTTGTAAGCTTCTATGAACTCCGCTGCACCTTCAAAATGGTCATTGACAGATGCAGCGTAGTGAGCAACAAGCCTAGGCTCCTGTTGTGAGTAGTCAAAACTACCCCATTGTTTACCTTCTTCAGGTAAGAACAAGCTTCTAATTTTATCTCCATACTCTTTATTTCTTGCAGGGATCTGTTGCAGGTTAGGGTTGGAGTATGATAAACGTCCCGATACAGTTCCGCCTTGGTCAGATCTTAGTTGATTTATTTCAGAATGTATTCTACCTTTGTGGACATAACGTTGAATGGAGTCAATGAATGTTGAATGGAATTTATTTATTTCTCTTGCTTGTCTTATTAGTTGCGCTATCGGGTTATCACAGTTCACTAACCAGTTTTGGGTAAAGCTTGGTTCTCCGGTTTTCGGTGTCCGTGGATACTCCACACCTATTCTATCAAACACTTGCGCCACAGATCTTCCAGCCCAGATGTCCACATCTAACGTAGTTTGTTTTTTAATGTCATGTAAAATTGTTTTTTCTTTACTTACAAATTCTTTTTTCAGACTTCTAGCCTTCTCTTCATCAACTCTTATACCCCTACGCCTCGTATCTATCAAAATAGGCAATAATTCCATTTCCATTTCCCAAACATCGTGTAGGGACTGCTTAGATAGCTCTGTTTTTAGCACTTGCCATAAACGTAAGGTTAACCCTGCATCTTGCTCAGCATAGAAGCCTACGTAGCCCGCAGGCAGCCTCCACATGTCAGCTTTTGGATCAATTCCCCATTCTTTGGCTTTTTCATTTAAAAACGTCTCATTTTTAATTTCTCCTAAATAATCTTTAGCACATGCATTTAAACTAAAACTAAATCTGTTTTCATTGATTAGCGCAGCAGCAATCATAGTATCAACTATCTTACCTTTGATCTCAAAACCATTAACAAGCAGCCAACCAACATCATAACTTGCGTTATGAAATATTTTAGTTGCATCTGTTTTTAATATATCTTGCATCCAAGCGGTGGTGATAGCTAAATCCATATTACCACCAGCATCATGTTGAATCGGAAAGTACCATTGTTGGCCAAGTGCAGCTACAGCAAAACCAACTATTCCACCATCAAAGGTTGCCCATCCTGGTCCCTTAGTTTTTATGTTTGGATCTTTAGTTTCCAAGTCAATTGCTATTTCAGTTGCTTGCGATAAATCTGGATACTCTGATGGAGCTACCCAATCACTATCATTGTATATAAAGTTTAATTGATGAGTCATTAGTTTATAAGTTTTGCAGTTTGTCCTTCAGCATATAAATTTTGTATTGCTTCGCTCATAGGAATTTTACATTCAAATATATAACAATCCGCACAATAATAAACTTGTTTATGGATAATTACAGAAGGCATTGTAGTACACACCTCACATTTAATTAATTTACTTTTTCTTTTCGGCATCTTTTAAATGTTCTATTTCTAAATCACAGTAGTGTTTTATTTTTTCTAAATCTTCTATTTGTTTTCCTTTGAATAAATATCTGCAAACATATTTTATAACGTTTGCTTGAAATGGGTTTAAACCATTTTTTCTAATAAATGTCCAAGGTTGAATCAAAAAGTGTTGGTAGTGAGATCCCCCAATTTGTCTGTCTTGTGGGAATGCTTCATCAAACATACTTTTATCTGACATAGTTAGCCTCATATTGTTTGTAATATTTTCCTAATG